GTCTTAAAATATTTTGGTGCGCTCCCTTGAGTAATTAAATCATATGCTCCACCGGGATATATTTTATGATCTGATACATAATTATTATTAGTCATATAATCTACAACTGCATTATAATATGTATCTAATTCCTCATTTGTATAATTTTCTGATGTGTCGTGAAATCCTTTTCTTTCTGTTAACTCTTCACCTATTCCGGGTGTATGAGCAATAATTTCGTGACCATTATTAAGTAACATAGTATCATTATCAGACTTAGTTATAAGATCAGAAAACACTATAGCTCTTGTTAATTTAATTCTTCTATCATTATATGAATTAACTATAGAATCCAGCTCATCAGCTTCCATACTATCAAATACAATAGAAAATAATGCAGAATTTAAATATTCATACTTATCAAATAGACTATTAATAACTATTTTATGATCATCTTCTATATATACGTCATCCTTAAAAATGACAAGATCACTTATGACATTATTATCCTTATATGCCTTCCATCCGTAACCAAGAGCGTTGTGTAAATACTGTGGATATAAAGTTGGTGTAAACGGATTATATACGTGATATTCTTCAGTCTTTGATTTATTACAATAATAATAATGAGTATTGATAGGTTTTAAGTCTGTATATCCTCTTGGATGTGGGGTTCCGTCATCATCAAAAAAGAATCCTCTTTGTTCATCATTAAGTATTAACTCTCTTACTACATTATTATCATCACAGTATTCAGTACCATTTGATACAAATTCATCATACTGTTTAAATCCTACTCCAAAATGATTTAATTGAGTTTGTTCTATCAAATAAGTCTTACCAGAAACACAATACCCTTGATTGATATAATCTGACCAGCATCCTTTTTGATCAGCACTAATCAAAGCCTCTGGTAATTCAATATCAGCTGCATACTTCAATAGAGTTTTACCATCTTGTGTATATTCTAATTCTCTTCCCAATGCATCTATAGTACCAGCTATATTTGATGGTACTATTTCATATAGTCTTAATTCTGGATCATAAAAATCAAATGTATCACTCACACTTGGATTAGAAGAACCTAATTCAAGTGTAGTATTTGTAGCAGTTTTAACATAATCAAATGAACCATTTCCAACTATCCGGTTATTATTAGTTACATTAATATCAAGATTACTTATTTGTAATCCACCCCATAAACCATTACTTTCAAAGTTTTCTATTCGTATTTTGAATCTATATGTCTTTCCGGTAGTCATTGCGGTATATCGTCTCAACCGGAAGTTAGAGTTAGCGGCTCTTGTATATCTGCATCCTAACCCATCTGGTGTAGGCTGTAAATATCTATCTGCTGATTGAGCATCTCCTAATGATACGCCACTGAATATTGCTGTATAATCGTCTACAGAACCAGTCCAAGATGTAACATCCCAGCCTATAACATTTTCAGAACCAAGATTATATCCATTCTGTAGTAAATAAAAATAGTTATGTTGTACAGTAATGTTACCTTCAGCCAAGGTAGCACATACAGCGTGATGACCATTACCAGAGACATCAAATGATCTCGTAGGAAGATTGGTTTCTAATTTAGGCTCACAAAATGGGATTATAGCCCATACTTCACCAGACCTTTTAATAGTTACTCCATAAACAGTCTGAGTAGCACCTATTCTAAGTGTACCATTAGTAGGAATAGTTGGTGTATCACTACCATCTATCACTTCTACAGTATCAGTGGTTAATAAACCAGTAATAGTATAATCCAAGTTAGCACCATTACCAGTTCTAGCAGATGCATTTTTAAGAATAATATTATTATTATTACCAGATTTATCTGTCCAAGTGTTTGAAGTGAAATCAAAAGTATCACCCCAAAATATCATATCTGATATATAATCTTCTAATGTACCGGAAGGTGAAGGACTAGGTTCTATGGATTCAGCATATGTAAGCGCACTCTTCTCTAGTAATATTCTCAAACCTTCTTTCCTACCTAATATCTCAATATAATCAATATCATAAAAATAAGAAGAATCATTGATCCTAACCTTCATTGTTTCTACTATCTCCGGTCTGTATCTAACAGTAAGTTCAATTGCCTTAGAATAAAATTTCTCATCACTAGATAATGTCTTTGCTCCGCCAATATATCTAACCTCACCTCTAGTAGTTATTGTAGGAGAAGACCAACTATCAACAGAGGCATTATATTCATCTCTAGTTGTAGTCTTAGAATAAAAAACAACTCGTTCTAATAAATTACCACTTCTCATATTATTATTCTTCTACTCGTCCAATAACCCAATTTTTATAAGGTGCTAATAAATATTTATATCCAAATGGCACTTCTACAGCATTAACACCAATTAAAATAGGTTCTCTAATAGCATAAAAGTGACCTATCATCAACATCATAGCGTGTTTTAATGGCAGTGGGATATTATCACTTTCATCTTCTAATGTAGCTAGATCAGTTTCAATTTCCAATGCTACCACAGCTTCTACCAAATCAATCAGACTTGTTATATAGGTATCATCTGTATCATAGTCTACCCTAAGATGATCTTTTGCCTCATTAAGTGTTATATAAGCCATTTGTTAAATTATTAAGATTAATAAAAAGGAAGGTAAGGGGGAGTTACCCCCCAAACCTTATATATAATGAAAACACAAAGAAAAATTACGACAGCTTTATAGCAGTCGAAGCAAATGAGTATGCATAATCATCTGGATCAGTTGTAGCAACTGGTTCATCAGTTTTATAAGAACCTCTCAGACCCTTAGCATCAAAGTAAGCATTGATAACAATACGAACTTGACCTTCAGATGCAACTGTATAAGGGTCAACAGTTATATCATAACCACCCCACTGTGCAATACAAAGATCAGCCCAGTTACCGAAGATAAGCAGATCACCACTATCATCATCACCGGCAATGTTTGAACAGCTATTTGTAACAAATACCGGATATCCGTTCATAGTGTTACCTTCTAACAGTGATTCTGTACCAGATACAAATACTGCAAGACTAGGATCAACATTAGTATATTTCTGAATACTCTTCAGAATACCACGTCCACCAGCATTAGTAATATATGCTAACTTACCAGTAGCTGCATTAGCTGTATCAACAGCAGTTTCAAGCCCTACAATAGTTGACCAATCTGGCACAACTGAGTTAGCTTTTGTATCAGCACCAGTAGTAATTTTATAACCCATACCTTGAGGTTGTGTATCACTACCAGCAGCAACACCAAGAATAGTAGATTCAAGTTTCCTTGCTACAGCACTTGCAATATTATCAAGTAACATCCTTTCAGCACCAACTGAATCTTGAGCTAAGAACAGCTTAGATACATCCAGTTTTGCAGTAATTCTCTTCGGAGAAAGGTTTACTTCACTAAAAGAACCAGCACCGTCATCAGCTGCCGTAACCTCACCTTTCCAAGCTACAGTAGTACCACTGTAAGAAGGAACAGATACATTACCTACAAGCCCTTTAAGAAAAGTAGCACCAGCTTCAGCAAGCACTAATTTTGATTCAAGCGGAGGCATAATAGCCATTTTATCTTCAGATACAATTTCTTGACCTTGAGCAGCTGTGCCAGCTAAGATATCAGCCCTATATTCAGTAGGTAATACAATGTCACCAGTATTAGTAAGTCCACTCTTCCTCATTTCTTCTTTACCTTGAGTAAAAATAGAAAGAGCCAGTTCATTATGATTCCTACCTTCAAGTTTGTTATTAATAGCCTCTATTAATGAAAATCGTTTTTCCATATTTATATTTTTTATAACGTTATCTTTTTTATTAATTTTTTCTCCATCTTGGAGATTTCTTTGACTCTGTTCAATCTCTTTATCCAGAGTCTTTATTTTATTTATATTGTCCTTAAAGAGCTTATCTTCTTCATCATTTAATTTTCTTGTTTCAGTTTCAGCTTTAGCAAGTAATTCTTTATTTGCATCAAGAAGGTTAGCTCTTTGGTCTTTTAACTCCAATATTGACATAATACTTAATATTAAATTGTTAAATCATTAAGTGTTTCTCTTAATCCAGCATAATAATCTGTTAACTCTTCAGTATTTGAATCAATCATAGGCTCTACAGTAGTATTCTCTATTGTAGGCTTGTTATCCTCTCGTACCTCATTATCTTCAGTTTCTTTTGCTCTAAATTCGTCAAAACTCCTAACAGCAACAGTTGTATCTTGATAAGCTCCAGTATAAACCGGAGATATATCAAATATCCTTTCAAACTTGGTAATAGTTCTTATATATGTACCATTACTATCTTTAGACCACTTCTGACCAGTTTCATTTACATTAAATGCAAAAGATGATCCTCTAATATCACCTCTTTTAATACCTTCTAAGACTTCATTTCCTAAGTCAAAGTTTGGAGCAACAAATGAATACTTAACACCTTTAGCGTCCTTAGTTAATTGTAATGAACCACTACCATTAATAGACCTTGCAAGTACACCTCTATTAATGCTATGATTTAATACAGACATAATATCAGATTTTTCTAATACACCGTCTACAGCCTCTGGAAGTATTAATTCTCTGAATCCTCCTAAGTCTTCTGATAAGCTATTAAATACAATACCATATCCTTCTATAATTCTTGAATCAGCTATAGCTCTAACTTCAGCTTCACTATAATCCAAGTGTCTTATTTCCTTATCCATATTATTTTTCATTTTTATTAACCGTCTTATTATGTTTGGATAGTGGTAACATATTAACTGGTAAGAAAACTTCATCACCACCTTCAATTTCCGGTTGTCCTATTTCTGATCTAAGTTCATTTATAGTCAAACCTCCAACACCCCACATCTTACTTAAATAGTTAGCTCTAGCATCTAGATTAGCTCTTAATAGATTATTAATATCTAATTGAACTCTAGTAACTCTTTTTAAAGATGGTCTAAACAGCTTTCTATTAAATTCCGCTTCTATCTTTTCATCAAGTGGTGATATTGTATCAGTAATAAATCCTAATTGATATGCTTCAACATTAGAATAAGTTAAATTTGAATTATCAAATACTTTCATTGGAGGAACACCAAAAAATCTACATATCTCAATAACATTATATTGTCTTGTCTCTAACATTTGAGCATCCTTAGGATTGATGGTAACTGGTTTAAACTCTAAACCCTTTTCCATAACAGCAATACCACCGGGAACACCAGCAGTTACATTAAATGCTGAACTCCAAGATGATTTTATAGCATCAGCTTTATCTTGTGTTAACTTACCTTCAGCAGTAAGAATACCAGACATATTAGCACCACCAAGAAAGAAACCCTTTGCAGAGTTTTCAGCAGCTAATGATAAACCCATTGCATTAGCAGCGTGATATAATGTACTAACACCAGTTAAACCGTTATAGGTAAAGTTTAAAATATGAATCATATCTTCACCATCTACTTTTTCTGTTCTACCTTTTCTGTCAATAGCATAATATACAGTTCCATCCTTTCTCTTAAACATATCAACAGAATCTGTAACTAATTCCAAAGATTCAGCATCACCCCTATCATTTCTTTTAATAACTACATATCCATTTCCCTCTAATAATACTTTTGCTATAAGGGTTTTCATAAATGAATATCTCGACATAGTTTTATTAGGTTCTATGTTCAAGATATAGTGTAAATCATTAAATTCATTACTCATCCAACCTTTATCTGAAGTATATTCATTAACTATCCAGCTTTGAGATGCTATACTATCTGATATAACTTCTACACATCTATAAACAGCAGATAATTGCATTGAAGATTGAACTGATAAAGGAGATGTAGAAAAACCATAAGGTAAACCTACTGAAGTTGTAGGGCCATCAGATATACTTCTTTGTTCAGTTTTAAAAACCCCTAAGAGTTTTTGTATAATATTTCTTTTTTCCATTTTATAACCTAATATATGTTTGTTCCTCTGATGTTAGATGAAGCATCTATATATGCTGCTAGTGCTTGTAGAGCAGCTATAACACCATCAATCTTCTTCTTTTCTACATTTTTAAGAGGTTTAACATTACCATTAAAATCCATTCTTAATTCAACATTTCTAAGACAAAAACGCATTATTGGATTATCATCTATTATAACTTGCCCACCTAACATTAATCTTTCAAATGTTCTAGTAGTATTATTGAAATTACCTATTGTTTGTGAAAAAGGTTCAAGATTTAATCCTTGATCAGTACATTGTATAGCCCAACTTGTAGCATTATATTTATCATAAAATATTCTGTTTATAGGACTAATATCATTTACTTTTAAAATATCTCTTGTTATATAATCATAATCTGTAACATTACCAGATGTGGTTTTCAAAAATCCTCTCCTATGCCATTCTGCATACATTTGTTTATCTGGTCTGTTTTTAATGCTATCTTGTGGTAAATAAAAATCTTGACTGAAATAGAATTTATCATCTTTAACCCATAAATAAGAGACAGCAGTTAAATCAATATTACTTGATAAGTCTACACCTACATAACATTCTTCACCTTTGAACATATTTCTATCAAACTTCTTTGTAGACTTAATTATATATTCATCTGGTATCCATACTGTACTAGCATCACACCAGATATTTAAGTTTTTTGTCTTTACACCTACTTCATCATTAGGTGAATTAATAGCTTGCTTAACTTGTGTTGCTATAAATTCCTTAGTTATTGTTACATCTATATTAGGATTAGCTTTAACCCAATTATTAGGGTCTTGCCAGTTATCATTTTCATCTAATGAATATATTAAGCTGAAAAATGAATCATCCTCTTTAACACCAGCAGATATTTCAGAAGCTACAGTTCTTAATTCATAACAAGGCAGTGTTTTATCAAATCCAGCAGTAGTTATTGTAATTAAAAGAGGGTTAGTTCTCATACCTTGAGATGATCTAATAACATCTCTAACATTACTATTTGGTGCTGAATGATATTCATCTACTACACCAATAGAGCAGTTATAACCATCTAGCTTATCTGCATCAGCAGCTAATACTTTTATAAATGAATTTGTAGCTGGAAATAAGATATCAGACCTATATCTTTTAAGATACTTTTCTTCTGGATCAAAACCTCTTGAAAAGGCTCTTACACAATCAAACCCTCTTTTTGCTTGGTCTTTTGAGTTTGCAGCAAACAATATTTCAGCAGCAGCTTCACCATCAGCTACCAGACCATAAAGGCTTAGAGCAGCCATAAGAGCCGTTTTACCGTTCTTTCTTGCTACCTCTATATATGCTGTCTGAAACCTTCTCCTACCATCTATATAATAGAATCCATAAAGATTAGCAACAATAAATACTTGCCAAGGTTCTAATTTAAATGGTTGCCCATTGTGTTTACCAGTATAATGTTTTAAAGTATGTATAAACTTGATTACTCTTTCTACTCTATCTTCTTTAAAAACAATATCATCTCTTTTAAGATCATTAACAAACCTCTTTACGGCGTTTTTTGTATTTATTCCACTAATTATTCTATTATTTAAGATGTCATCAACATAATTCTGAACATCTTGAATCATATATTATCTTTTTTCAACATTCAGCTCTTTTAAGAAGTAATCAAATGCTGTTTCACCTTCACCAGCTTTAACAAGCTTTTCTCTACCTTTTGGTGTCATTCTAAACTCCTTCAGAATCTTGAACATTTTAATTTCATTATCGTGACATATTTTTACTGCTGGGTGGGACCGTACAGCAACACCATTTTTATCTCTTGCTACCAATCCTTCTTTTAACAGTAAATCCTTTGCTAATACATAATTATTATAACAAAATGCAAATAACTCTAATGCTGTACTATCTACTTCTTTTATTGATTCATCATATTTCAAAACTTCTATAAGATGTGTCATATAGAGTTTTGTTCTGTCATCATAATTATCTGGTATGTTAATTTGTATCATCCTTCCTCCTTTTCTTAAATATTCTATCCAACAGTAGCTTTACTAAATAACCAATAGCAGCACCTATAGCCGAAATGATGACCGTATTAACTATGGCCTCAGCTGTTGGAAATAATGTATTTAGTTTATTAGCTTGTGTAGCAGCACCACCAGCTCCTCCTATGACTGGT